GGTCCGTGGTTGCGAAGACCACAATCCCGCAGTCGGGGGAGCGTCGGCAAGCCAACACCTGGTAAAGGTGGCTTTTGATGTGGCAGTACCGCAAGAAGAGCAGGAAACTTTTTGCAAGCTGGCAAAAGAAGCTGGTTTTGCGGTCGCTCGCCCGTACCCGGACAAAGGATTTGTCCATCTCGACAATGGCCCTGTGCGCACCTGGTAAACAACTATGGAGGTAGCAGTATGATTGAGTTCAGCCTGCTTACCAGGTACCAAATAAAGGTTCTGATGGACGAAATTATGTTCAAGTCTATTTTTGCCGTTTTCGCCGCAATAATTTTTACAGCGTATTCAGCGATTCATGGACTTGTTCATATATTGCTGTTGCTTATGATGATTGACTTCATACTTGAGTTTTGGGTCAATTGGAATAAAAAACACTGTGTCGTCCTAGGCCTTCATAAAATCATTGTCAAGCTGATTTTGTATGCCATCTCCTGCTTGGTTGTAGCTCTGGCTACACAGGCTATCAGTGAGTCTTTGGGATCAAAAGTCAGTATTGACATATGGTTTGTGTGTCTTATGTGTATCAATGAGACTTTGTCTTGTCTCTCAAACCTTTCTCAGCTTGGTCTGCCAGTTCCACAGTGGATCCTGGAAAAGTTGCGTGCCATTCAAGAAGACCCGACAAAGATAAAAAAGTAAAGATATGAATCGCACGCTTTTAGCCCTTGTTCTTAGTGCCGCATTAAGTTGCATAGGAACAAGGGCTTATTACCTTAATAAGATACAGGCTTTAAAAATAGAAGTTAATGCGACAAGTTTAAAAGTGCAAGAAGATTTTAGACAGACAGAGCAAAAACTCCAAAGTCAAGTGACAACTCTTTTGGAGGAGAGCTATGAAAGACAATTGGAAATTGCTCGTCTTGCCAGCTCTAATGCTCAGCTTGTGTTTGAGCTTGGCGGGCTGCGCGACCCAGGAAGTACCAGTAGCAGTACCACTGGAAATGCAAATAAAAATTCCGACAGCGATTTTAAAACCACTGCCGGAAAGCTTTCAAAAGAGGCTACTCAATTTCTTCTTGATCTTACCAAAGAAGCAGACGAAGTCCGCGAGCAATTAAGATTGTGCCAAGAGTTCGTTAGTGAACTTCCTCAATGCATCAAGTAAGGATTGCTGACTTTCATTTTTCTGGGCAAGAGCCGCAATAATTTTATGCTCTATAGTGCCCTTAGCCAGAAGCCGGGTTATGATAACTGGCTTTTTCTGTCCTTGACGCAAAAGTCTCCCATTGAGCTGCTGGTAATGTTCCATATTCCAAGTTTGGGCGTACCATATAATATTGTTACCTCCGTATTGGAGATTAACCCCATGTGATATGGATGCAGGGTGAACCACCAATATTGGCAATTGACCAGTATTCCATCTGTCAATAAGACTTGTTGAGACATTTGAACCTACCCCTCCAGCAATTATCGGCACATTACCCAGTGCCTTTTTTATTTTGACAATATCCTCTTTAAACTGCACGGCCACTAATGCTGGATGACCATTAAGCTCTTGAATGGTATTAACCAAGGCGTCTACTTTTACATTGTGGATATCTTTAACATTTCTCTTTTCGTCGTCTCCCTCATAATACAAAAAGCCCTGGCATAGCTGTCGTAAACGCATAGATAGCATGGCAGAGTTAACTGCGGTAACTGTTACTTCTTGAGAGAGGCTAAGGGCAAAATCTTGTTCAAATTCTTTATATTGAGCCATAATAGCTTTTGGAAGTTCAACCAAGATGTCTCGCATTATACACTTGGGAAGAGCTAAGTAATCACTAGAACTAAGCCTAAAAGTGGTTGATGCGACACGTTTAGGAATTTCCTGAAGTGCTTGCTTGTCAATTGTTATAATCTGGAAAGTAGATAACCTCCGAAAATACTTATTGAAGAATGGAGCAAAAGATGGCCCAAGAGACTTACCCCTATCCAAGAGAAAATACTGCGCCCAGAGGTCCTGATAACCATTGGGCATAGGTGATGCACTTAATGCAAATACTTTAGAGCTAAAACTTCTTAACTCTGAGAGAATTTTAAACTTAAGGCTTGAAGATGCCTTAACCATAGACGCTTCATCTATAACTAAGAGACTTTTAAATAGCTTATTTTTAGGCTGCTCCATAAGCCATTTAAGGCCTTCATAATTAATTATATAAATGTTTACGTCAGGCCTCATAGACTTGTTTTGTCCATGGAGAACTGTATAAGTTAACTCTGGCGCCCATTTTTGAATTTCAGAAGGCCAAGTGTGCAAAGCCACTCGAAGGGGGGCCACAACTAAAGTCTTTTTTATTTTTGCCTGCCGGATGTATTCTAAGACGATGCGGGTCTTGCCTAGACCCATGTCTATGGCAAGATACCCGCATTGTCTCTTTAACATCCAATCCACGGCAGACTTTTGATAGCCATGGAGAGGAAACTTCATCTACGGCCTCCTTTTTGTACAAAAACAATATTGTTCCTGGTAATATACTGCTTGCTTTTATCTTTCCGTTCTATGCGGAACTTTTCGATTATAAAAGTTGGATACTCTTTTTTAAACAGAATATAGATGTCATTGATAAATCTATCTATATCCTGTTTATCTTCATCAGTTATCATATCCTTTGTTATCCAGCTGAAGGCCCTTTTATATAAGACTTTTAAGTCTTCAATTGTCTGAGCCTTTTTAGCACGTGAAAGCCCTTCGAGAGCCTGTGCATTGAAATCGCCATACCGTGATACGATATATTCTCCTTTAACTCGCATTACTTGTCTCCTCTTACACACTTGAGTCTAGGATGACGGAGAGCACCATTTTTGGAGATCTCCATATACTCCACTTCTACTGTTTTTCCTATAATAGTATTTGGGTCCTCCCACCAAACTTTACGCTGTTCATCAGTCAAGCCTGATCCAATATAAACCACAGTATTATTAAAATGGCAAGCCAATGCACCTACACAACTTTCATACTTGCCTTGGCCTTCAATTAGATCGCTGACCTCAATATCAACTGTGTCAGAGGATTTCAGTTTCATCCATGCTCTAGACCGGCCATTATACGACGCAGCGTTTTCATTTTTTAGAACCAAGCCTTCAAAGCCCTGTTCACGAGCTTCTGTGAACATTTTATACATTTCATTTTCAGAGTTTAAAGTGCGATAGGGTATCAGTTGTACCCGTGGGTCATTTATATGTGTTACTGTAGTCGTTGCTACTGCCAGGCGCACATGTTGAGGCATGGACACAGTTAGCCGTGCGTCAAACACATTGTAAATAACATTGTCAGTTGATTTGAAAGACCGAAGTTCTCCACTCAAGTCGTCAAAGGACTTTCCAGGAACAACTAATTCGCCGTCAAGAGAAATGACATTCTTTTCACGCAAAAGCTCTTCAAGGGACTCAAGGCCTATAAAACGACGGCCATATCGTGTATACAGATGTCCATCCTGATAAATGCACCTAAGACCATCAACTTTGTATGAGCCGATAATGGGAAACTTTAGGTACTTGTCTTCCAGCTTGGCCGCAAGCTGCACTTGGAATTCTGGAATAAGTCCAGGCCAGACTTTATTGATAGACTTGGCCTGCATGCCAAATGACATATCTTTATTCAGGATACGGAGCAAGAGTTGTTGAGACATAGGCTCAAGCCGTTCAAACTCAGCAAGTACTGCTCTTTTTGCTGCAGACCCACGGAGCTTTTCTTCGGCCAGGGCTTGAAGCAACCTGGACGTTGTTGCATCAAATACACCAGTGCCACAATTATCCTGCAGCCAATTTTTTGTAGGCTTTATATTGAAATGGATATAAGGATTGTACGTTAGCTTAAGAATGTTCTTAAGTTCTGGTACCTGGGCCAGTTTCTCAAGTTTAGCATTCATGCCACAAGTATTCTGAATTTCCAGAATCATGAACATTTTATCCGCAGAATTCATCGATATACTCCATAAGTGCGTCTACGTCTTCTATTGAATAAACTACAGCCACTCTATGGCCTAATGACTTCATCCATTGGAGCTCTATTTGTTGAAGTACACTAAGCCGTCCTCTCTCGTTTTTTACCTCACAAAATATCACATGCCCCCTGGGTAAAACAAGAATTCTATCTGGTACTCCTCGATGAGCCGGAGACGTAAATTTATACGCCTTGCCGCCAATTTGTTTTACCCTTTTAACGAGGTATTTTTCAATTTCTGATTCGAGCATATCTCCTCCATAATTTTTTTCTTATACTCAGTAAGGCACTGAGACACGAGCCGTTGAATCACAATAGGCCTTGCTGCATGGTCAAGCTCGTATTTCAGAAACTCAACCATGGATTCAAAACCTGTGTCAATTACACCCGCCATCTTGGCAGAAGTGAACTTTGTAAAGTTTGACAGATAATCAAACTTTTTATCCGCCTTATTGTACTTGCAGTTTTTAAGAGCCTGAAGCATACTATCTCCAATAAAGGTTAAATAGACAAGTTATAAAAGCTCCGATAGTCATGAATACTACCAGCCATAAAACCGTTAAAACTACAACTTTATTCGGCCGCATGTTTACCCCTTTTTATACCTGTTACTGATATATCCTTCTGCACGCACAGGCAGCCCTTCTGCCCATGGTGGAATTGACGCCATAAGAGTCTCATATTCTTCAAGATTTGCTCTTTCCACTGGTACTTCAGAGACTACTTCATCATAAATACTGAATACTATGTCATAGCCTGCTTCTTGGAGTTTTTGCTTTCCATAATATAGCAAATCACGCCCAAGCGCTTGGATAACATTTTCTGCCCATTTGCCTGGAGTCATGTACTTTTTGCCCCAAGACTTTGTTTCTTGGATAATACCCCAAGTTGTTACTGCGGGGCCATATTTACCTTGCTCAATTTTAGGGTCAAAATAGTACATAGCTCTGCCACTGGGCAATATCATACGCAACCATTTGTGGCCTGCTCTATCCACTTTGTATTCAAATTTGACTCGATTTGTTTCAAATGTGCGCCCTGGGATTTCTATGGCATTTATTGCACAGTTAGCCAAAGAATACCAGAATTTAGGCACATTAGAATAAAGAGACCTAAAACCATTAACAGTTCTTGTGGCCATTTCTAATGGCAAAGTCAGACCAAATCTATCTGCGTAGCCCACAAAGCCTTTTGCTCCAAGGCCATAGCCACAACCAAGAATTCCATATTTGCCTACTTGGCGCTGACTCTTATTAATTTCGTCATATGGTACATTATACATATGCACCGCCAAGTCTTTATATTGGTCAAAACGCTGAGCAAAACGTTTAACAGCTTCATGCTCTTCACAGAGCCACATAAGCAGAATAAACTCAATAGATGAATAGTCTGCTACAATTAATGTTTTTCCTTCGCTAGCCTTAATCATGGGACGAACTAAAGCACGTGCGGACATAACCGGATTTTCAAATACAATTGACAGATCAAAGAATTTCTGTATTTCTGCCTCAGGATCTTTTACACTGGCTCTTGGCAAATTAAGCAACTGAAGGCCCATACCAGTTATTCTGCCTGTGTGTGCGCCATAATACCTTGAATTGTAGAACATCCTATGAGCGTAGTGCTCATTAAGAATTCTTTTATATTTTCCAAGTGAAGACAAACCCATACCCGCGCGCAGTTCAAGCACTTCCATTACGTCGTCAGGCAAATCTTCTCGACTAAGCCATTTTGGCAGTTCATCTTGAGTTAAACTTTCAATATAGTACCCTTTTGACTCCATCCAGCTTTTTATGCGAGCAATTTGTGTAACTTTTGACACCTTACCATCGGTTAAGTCTATCAGTCTATTATTGTGCTCTTCCAGATACGATTCTGTCACTCGCAAAATTTGATAAGCTTCACGAGGGTCCACAGGAACTCCACGCACATTTATTTCGTGATTCATTAACCATATTTTGTTTTCTGCAGGCTCAAGTTTATCTGTAGGCAATGCCTTTAACACCTGGTAAGTTGCCTCGACGTCATGCTGGTTATATATCTTAAACAACTCCCATTGCTGCCGCAAATGCGGTAAGATATTCCCATTATCGTCTCTACCAAAAGGCGGCATACAGAATAGTTTAATAAGGTTTAGACCAAACTCGTCCTTTTGTGTAGGCACATGAAGAACTTTGGCCGCTTCTTTAAGATTTTGAGGTAAACCAAAACGACCACATATGGCCTGAACGTCTTGCATCATATGTGCTTCGAGCTTTGGCCATTTATAATTGGGTATGCACACATGTTGCCATATACCCAATTCAAAGCCAAAGTTAAAAGCATATATAAGGCCATTCTCCATTATCTCTTTAGGGAATAGATCGCCATAAAAAATTTGTTTTACGGGTCCATTATCAATCTTATACCCCAGCATAAGAATTTGAGTAGAAGGATGAGTAAAATACCTCATACTTCCTTGCTCTTTTATATTAACCTCAGACGCCGTTTCAAAGTCTATTACTACCATGACTTGTCCTTTATTTTGCAAACAATATTAACAGTTGCTCCATCAATTTCCCCTAATACAAATATTTTATGCTTACCATTAAAAAGTTTTTTAATTTCGGGAGTTACTGGCAACTCTGTCATTATTGTTTTATTTTTATTATATATTAAAACTCTTTTTTCGTATGGGAATTCACTTAATTGCATTTTTAATACAAATCTCTTACTCATTATTTAATCCTCCAATTTAATTAAAAGCTTTTCCCAGGTTTCCATAGTAACAGACTTGCATACCATATCATGTGCTTTTCATATAGGACAATTTGTCCTAGGTTCATTATATAAGGGACAGTCATACTCACTACGGCACATCATAGTTAACGCGTATGCAGTTCCTTTAATTTTTAACCTTTTTTCTAGATTATTCATATTTTTGCCTCCTCGCATTGTGTCGTATTAAGTGAAATAGCCTAAATCTAAGGGGTTAGTTTAAGCTATTTTTAACCTTAATGCGACAAAAATAGTATAAATACAAAAATTTAATATTCATATAAAGGGCCGCATATGCGGCCCTTTATTTTGGCCTAAAGCGGTACGTCGTCTTCGCTGCCAGCAAAAGCCGGGCCTTGTTCGTCACTGTTATCCACTACACCAGCAAAAGCCGACTGGGCGTCCTGACGTCCATCAAGGCGAGTGTCGTCCTTTTTCTTCATGACATTCTGAAGGCCTACGCCGATACCGATGCCACCGCCACGGTTGAACGCGTAGAAACGGATGTCTGCATGTCCCCAACATCCGCTGTAGAATTCGCTGGGGTCCATGATGGGCTGAGCATGCCTGTCAACCACACCTATGGGATTATTGCTTGACGCGGAAAGGAACATCATGCCACGATAACCGGCGCGATTGGCTTTGGCAGATTCATCTGCTTCTTCATAATACGCGTCACCATCGCGCAACGGGTATTTGAATGTTCTGGACTTCACCTGTGCGGCTGTAATGGTACCTTTGCTGATACCGGCCTGGATGGCGTCATCGATGGCCTTTTTGAGCACTTCAATATCCGCTATGTTGTCTTTGGGAAACATCAGGCCTGCTGAGTATTTCATAGCACCAGAGAGGTTGGCTTTGGGCTCAAACACATTGACAAACGTAAAACGGCAAAGAGGTGTGATCATTGTCTTAGTCCTTTTTGTTGAATGTTAATTATGATAACCAGTTGCCATGCGGTCGCGTACGACTTTGAGCTTTTGGGCCACGGCCTGCATCAGGTCATCCCAAGAAAGTCCAAATGTCATCAGCATACCGTCTATAAAGAACAGGATATCTCCTGTTTCTTCCAGGAATTTATCAATGTTTACCTTTGGCTGACCGTTATACTTTTTCCAGGGCTTCCAGTCGACTTCATGCAATGCTTCATGTGCTTCATCTACAAGGGCCAAAACCATAGTGCGTATCTGCTGCTTTTGTAAGACACAAATACTTTGCTCTGAGCGAAAGAATTCTTCGGGGTATTTAAGGTCTTTGTGGTATTGGCGGATATCGTTAAACAAAGAGGCCCAATTGGGTACCCTTTCAAAATCCGCCCGGATAAAGTCAATTACCGACTTTAAAGAATTTGAAAATAAAAGCGAGGCTATGTCATAAGCCATTTTGTTTTTATAACGGATTTGAATTACCCGTGTAGTTGACTGGTTTTCGAACCAGGCAGTACCCCTTTTTTGCTGAGAAGTTTTTTTGTGAAAATATATTACACGAACTCCTGCGTTATACAACTTTTTTGCACATTCAAGGCAAGGCTCAAGTGTGCAAACGGCAATATACGGATGATTCTGCGCGTTTAAATATTCTAAAGCTGCCACCTCGGCATGCGTGGCTGTACATTCCTTATCTTGTTCTTTCAAGCACTTTGAAGCGCCACAGGATATATTATATCCTGCAGAAAGGAATACACTGTTTATGTTTAAAAGAACACAGCCCACTTGTTTATCATGGCAATATGAAGCACTTGCCATTGCGTAGGCGATATCCATTGCCTGAGTAATTGTCATACTTTTCATTTTATGACCTCTTGAGGGCCTTGAAAGTAAAATTTTCCACAAGCCATATGCCCTTGTGTGCATTGACCCATGACACAATCTTGGTCGATAAACATGAAAAATTCCGGAAACCAATCAATACACTGCTCCCGTAGCGCCGTCATGACAAGGCGCATTTCTTCACAGTTACGGTGGCACATACGCAAGTTAATCATGTAAGCCAGTTGGCGGGCATTGGCTGTTAAAAACATGTTGACTTCCATGGCCTCAGGAAGAATTTGCCGTGCTTTTTCTTTTGGCACACCTGCGTCGACCATTTCGCCGTATTTTTTGATGGCCGCTTGCATGATTTGCACGGCCTCTTCATCAAGACCTGCAGACAAGAGATTGTAATCGCGGTAATCCTGATAGTGTTGCGAGCTACAGGTGAAGCTTGCCAGTCTGTGGGTCCGTATCTGTGCCATGAACGACCGGCTCACTCCTGTCAGATGGAAGGACGCAGCCGCATGCTCGAATATACTCCTGTGGCCAGCGAGCCACAGAAACTTCAGAGTTTTCTGGCTCAACAGCTTGTCTGGCACTTCCCTCATTATCGTCTGCTTGGCTGCCATTGATACACTTTTCAGTGGTTCTGGACTTGCCCATATTGTTGTTACATTCATTCAGCTCCTCCACTGACATTAAAGGTCCTGCTATTTCCATGTGTTGAATACGCAATAAGAACATCAAATTGCAAGCTGCATGGAGTAAGTGGTTCTGACCTGTTTCCATGTCCTCAAAGTCACCAGTGCGCCACGCTAACAAATGCCGCAATGCGGCGGCATAATATTTATCAAGGCCATTGGTAACCTTTTGAAAAGAATAAGGCTCGTATTTCTCTGCGCCATACCCAAGAATTTCGGCTATGCCGACAATAAACTCTGGGTCAACCAGATCAATACGAACCTTATTCTTTTCATCTTTATAAATTTTTTCCATACACTTCATCCATTACACAAATGGGGCTAGCCCTGGAGTTGGGCTAGCCCCGTCGGCAGAGGAGAGGGATTACAGGGAAAAATCGTAAGCGGAGGCGTCGGCAGGGACATCAGCGGGGGGCTCATTGGCGGCCTGCAGGGCTTCTTCGGCTTTGCCGACCAAAATGGAGGTCAGCTCGAGTTCCGCGTCGGCGATGATCTTACGGAGCTCGTTTTCACGGCTCGAGTCCGCGTTGAAACGCTTTTCGGCATTCATCTGAGCCGTGGCCGCGCGCTGTTCACGTTTGACGGCCGCATCATAGGCTTCCTTGGGCGTCTTGGGCGTCTTGGGCTGAACCTTGGAACTGGACGCCCTGTGTTCATTCCAGGTGGCCTCATCCACCAGGCTGTACACACCATTTTCGTCCTTGATATTGTACTTGCCCATCAGACGCAGCTGGGCAAATACGGACGCCAGGGACTTTTCATTGAAGCCACAGGCTTCGCAGAGGGACTGCTTTGTGGCGCCGCCGGCTTCCACCAGATGGATCACGCGCTCACGATTGTTCTTGTAGTTATCCTGTGTCATGATAAAACTCCTTTGTTGCTTTTGTTAAAGTTAATATAACCAATTTTAGGCTGAATGTAAATAGTTTTTTACACCAAATTTAAAACTTTTTTCATTCAGTCACTTCCGCGAATGGATTGGCTTCTTCCGACTCGACTGGAACAAGCTTTGGGGCTCCTTGCGGGGTATAAATGAGATCTATAAATTGTTTATCCTTTTTTAATCGCGGCAAAAGTTTTTCTGCCTGTGCCGGAGACTTCAGATATGTTTCAAATATATCATCTAAATCAATATCGTATTGCGCAGACAAGTAGTCTATGGCTTTGTCTTCATCTTTCCACTTGCGAGTTCCTCGTGAGTATGCAAGTTTATATCCTGGTACTTTTCGCCCTGAAATCAATTCTGCCATAAAATATGACTTAATGGCCTTTATCTGGCTCATGATAATGGCCTCATTCTTGAAGAATGCTTTTACCTCTTCTATAGATATCGAAGCAGACTCTTTACACAGACCATGGAGCTTGAAGATTTCCGACGCTGCCTCTTGAGCCTTTTGGAAGCATGCTGGACAGCGAGCTTTCACTGCACACCAACGGCATGCAGATTCAGACGGACCAAAATAGTCTTTGTCGCTGCATGCCTTGGCAATTGTAGGTATCAAAACTTCATTTCGCCAGTTTATGAGCCTATTCCATGAGTAGTCTACCCATTTGAAATTATCCAAGCGTGGTTGTACTACATGGGCAAAGATCTTTCCACGGGTGTCCGCGTTAACTGCTTTTACTGCACCCAGCAAGTATGCCATAAACTGCGGATTGTCTTCTGCATCTACCCATACACCCGCGCCAAATTTATAGTCAAAAACGTGAAGCTCACACGCTTCAGGTACCTCATCATCCTTTATATAAAGGATAAGGTCAGCTGTACCATAAACTTGCGGCACGTCTGGCACTTCCACGCGTTGTTCTTGCAAAATTTTTACATTTTGCGTATACTTAGGAATGAAATCCCGTACATATTCTGCTGCAGCCTTAACGATTGTCCTATGTTCTGCATCAGGAATAAAGGACAAATCAGAAGTGAATAAAGCCTTCTCCATATACGAATGGAGCAATGTGCCCTCTTCCGCATACAGAGAAGATGGTGCCACTTCATTATATACGCCAAGATCGTGGTACAGTTGTACACTGCTGGGGCAGCTGATTATACGATGCAACTGTGACGGACTGAACTCTGAATGTGCCATAAATTCTCCTATGGTTATAGTATTAATAAGAGAAGCATATCAATATTAGCCAGGGGCCACCAAAGATAATTATGAAACTAATAACCCCGATAACGTCAAGAATATGATCCCATAATTTAGTCATATTCCTCCCAGGGCCATTGCGTCTATTAAAGACGCATGCCAGTAACAAAAGTATCCGATGCCTCCGAGTATAATAATAAGGCCCAAGCCTCCAAATATGTCAAGAATACGATTCCACATATTAGTCTCCCACCATGGCGATTATAATTGACGGAACGATGGCAAAAAGTGAAAGAAGCTTGAGCAGGCCCCAAGTAGTTTCGCCAGTGTGAAGAAAGGCAAAGACACAAAAGACGCCTGCACACACCACAAAAATAAGCCAAACAATTACTGCCTTGATAATCTTTTCCATTTTAGGCCTCTTTGTGGTACTGAGGAATAGTACAATGTTCCTTAAAACTGCGATAGGCAGACTGATAAAAACAGTCCAGCCAATCATCTTCATCGTAATAATACCCACAACTTATAAGGTGTTCTACCTCGCCATTGTATAGGCCGTCAAAAAAACGGACCATTTTTTCTGGAAAGAATGTCCCATAGAACGGAGAACACTCTTGTTCTGTTCTCAGGTCGTCCATGGCTGCCTCAAATTCTTCATATGTCATTTTGGCCTCCTAAGTTGTTCAAGTATGTGTATATTATACGTCAACAGCATTACTTTGTAAATACTTTTGTTCACAAATTTTAAGTTTATTTTTCCCTCGTTCGACCTGGGCATATGGTCGACCATTAAATAGCCGTTTGCTACACTCAGGACAAATAACGCTACGACCTACTTTTGTCCAGTGTTCTACTTGAATAAACGTTTTGGCGTTCTCCAGGGATGTAAACTCATGCACTTCTTTACCACAAGCGGCACACCGTATAAAGCAGACAATACCATCTGCTATTTTATTTCCATTTTTATCGTACATACTAGTCAATCTCCTCAGGCTTATAGTCTTCGTCTATTGGTAATATCCATAATCTGTGCATCCATTTATTCCCTTGCTTTGTCACACACAGTTGTCCGCTTTCTATTGCCATTTTTCCATAGGCTAATGTTCTAGACTTTTGGCCAATAAAGTCCATACAGAACCGCATTAACGCTCTATTCAGCTCTGCGGTCGGCGGAATTGGATAATCATAGAACTTTAACAGTCTAACAACATGTTGAGTTTTGAGAAATCTTCCTCTTTTTACTCCTAAGTCACCTTCTTTATCTTTTTCAGGTATAATACGAGATGCTTTTGTTGTTGGAATTAAAAGTTCTCTATCTCTATACCTACTTTCCACGTTATAATTTGTCGTATACGGAAATATTTCTTCCAAATTAAGGTCAAGAGACGACTTTGCCCGCATCTCTTTATTGTTTTCTGATACGAGTGTGACTTCTTCTTTCGTCAATAACCAGGGTGTTTCTCCTTTGGCTACTGCTTTTCTGAACCTATCGCGCATATTATTATACATAGCATGCAAGTCAATTTGCAGCATACGCGTGGTATCTATGGACCTAATTTTTGTGTACCATAGGCGTCTACTGCCATTATCTGATATTATTTGCTTGAGGTCATTAGATGTACCTACAAGAATGGCTTTGCGCTTGAGGCTTGATTCTTCAGTTTTATAAATATCTGTAAAAGAAGTGGTATTTGAGCTTATGATTGACTTAAAAAAGCTTCCCGAGTGCTTGTGGTCCATAAATCCTTCAAATTCGTCTACCAGGAGTATGACCGCGTTTGAAAGATTTCGCACAAAGTCTCGTTTGTTTTTCTCCCCTACCAGTTCTTGATTCTGCTCTTTTCTCAAGAACTCTAGTGGAATTGGCAACAAGAGTTTAAAGAATGTCGTTTTATACGTGTTTTCAGGCCCAATAAAGGCAAACATGCCTCCATTGTCTTCAAATTGTTGCAGCCCTGGTTCATGCAGTTTTATGAGCTGCATGAATGTCGCGTATAACATCTTTTTGTATAGCTTAAGTTGCTCTTCTCCACCTGTTATATCCCAGTCAATACACGCCTCTAAGTCTTCAAAAGTAGTCAACGGCGCGTCAATATGAGTGCCAGTGTTTCTCGGAAATTTGAGGTCATTAGACAGGGTATGGCTAGGCCAGTTTAACCACTCGTTAAACAAGTCTACTTGCACTTTTGGCTGTTCTACCCAAATGTCTACTAGGTTTTTTGTGTTCGACAGCCCTTGCCATAGTGAATCTTGACACAAGCGCAAAGTGGCCGCGTATAACTTGGTCTTGTTAAAAGGGCCATAATAGCCAAAGAGGTTCTGTATTTGATCAAGCATGAAATATTTTTCAACTATATCCTCGTCGCCTTTAATGAATAAAGTAAGATTATTCATGTGGCACAGTTTTATATTGTACTTATTCAGAAGATATTCAAAGTTGTCGTATTCTATTATTATAGGATTAGGAATATATTTGCGCGCTTTTTTGTCAAAAACTTTTTTAGGATAATTGAATTCAAAGACTTGCGCCAACTTGAGTACAGTTTTATAAGTTATACGACTGGCCTGTGTTGAAGCAAATGAGGCCCATTTATTCGCAACTGCCTCATCGGATTCAAAGTCTGTAGGATCTAATACTGACCAGTTGAGATACAGTTCTAGGGCTTGGGTCAACTGCCCAACTCTTTTCCCATAGTCATGTATTGCCATTCCTATTGTTAACCAGAAGTTATAGTGTTCATACTTCTGGTTAAATTCTTGTTCATAGACACGCTTTACTCTGTCACATTGGTCTATGGGAATAGACATCACCGCTTTTTTAAACTTTGCAAATATGGGAGGTGTATCCATATTGTCGATGTCGTCTGTGCCTGTATCGACTGCGGATTCTTTTGGCTTTTTCCACTCATATTGCAGAATTTCCAGTAGCATTTCCGCGGGTATTGCAAAGACTTCTTGAGGCGACTGTGGCAATTTGTTGCCAGTTACAACCATAAAGTTGTTTTTTATTGAGAGTTGTCCTTCAAAAACCTTTGTTTTCAAATAGGCTTTATTGGGTAATTTGGACTTATCAGTTGTAAAAACAATATGTAACCCATTGCCTGATAAGCTATATTCGCTATAAGTTTTGCTTATGGCTACTTGTAGGGCTGCGGGCAAATTCTCAAGAGTTGAGTTATCCACGTCTAAAATTACTATATTATTTAACTCAGACGTTATAAAGCCCAAGTTGCATTTACCAGTTGGTATTGCTGCTACTTCTGCAAGAGTATACGCACTTTTCGCGTTATTTGCGGGAATTACTGGCTGTTTAGTGTTTCCGATTGTCTGAGTCCAGCCTTTTTCCTCTGCCCAGGGTGCAGGTATTACTGTTAGAAAGTCCATTGTTCCTCCGTAGTTATTAATGAGTTTATTATATATTAAAAGTAATATTTTGTAAATATTTAAGTGGACCCCGTAATCGTATAAAAACGATTTTAAGATTTTTAATTTTTAAAAATTAAAATTTTTAATTTTTCAGTCCCAGCGATTGCCGGGTCCCGACATAGTCTAAGTATCTGAATTTATTAACCTTATACCTTACTGGATTAATTTTTTTTTAATTTTTAGTTTTTTTAGCTCAAATTAAAATATATATAAATATAACGTGTGCGTATCCAGTGGCGCGGAAGTGTTACAGCTCTTGCACCGTAATGCGGGGATATATAGGCAGGATGCATTTAAAAGTTCTACAAAAGAAAAAAATTAAAAATTAAAAAAATATTAATCCAGTATAAAGAAAAGTGTTTTATTTCAAATACTTACGTACTAGCCGGGCCCAGTACAACTGGGAAAAGAAAATTAAAAATTTTAGTTTTTTCGCTAAAAATTTCTTAATGCGACAGACGAAATCCGTCTGAGTAACACTTTTTGGTAACATTGTGTTACTTGTCACATTCTTAATGCGACAAACAGAAATGCGACAAATCCTCGTAACAGTTTCAGCCCCGCCTTGTCGCATTGTGTCGCAGTTCATAAAGTATTGATTTTATTATTATATCAAGTTTTTTAAATGTGAAATATTTCACATGATTGCTAATACGACACAGTATGCGACAACAACATGTGAAATTTTGATACAAGCGACACGTTGTCGCATTTTCGTGAGCAAAAAATATGCGACAAGCCGGATCCCAGTAACAGCAGGACAGAGCCAGTCTTAGCAGAAAAGGGAAAATAAGGGCAGCGAAACTGACCACCTAGACGCAGGTAGCACCCTGGTAAAGCCAGTCTTATTGGGCTAAGCAGGTCCAGACTTATTTTACTATGGTAAACGGTCAAACAGGTGTACGGATACCAGATAGCCAGTCTTATCGGGCTAGGCGGGACTCTGGGTTTATTTACCCTTGGAATCCAGACCCAGTCTTTCGTGGGCGGGGTGTGAAGTATGGGGAGACCGAGTTATAAGGTGGGCCGGAGGCCCCGTTGATAAACGCATGATTGTTGAGTTAGTAATAACGGGGTGGGTTTGGGAGGGGTTTACCCCTCCCAAGGGTATCCCAGAAAGATTGTGAATAAAAGAATTATTTATAAAATAAAAGAAAGTTATTGACGAGTAAAATAAAAGTAGTTATATTGTATTTGTGGTTAGGGGGAAAGGATAAAAGGAGAAAGGTAAAGGAGAAAGGGAATGGGAAGGATTACTAAGTTGAGAAAGAGTAATGATTATGTGGAAATGATAAGATGGATTATAAATGTGGATGAGGTAGAAAGGTATATGATGAAAAAAGGGTGGACAGGAAATAAAAATTTAGATAGAATGGGCTTTAGAAAAGAGATATATAAAATGGTAGGTAAAGAAATGATATGGAGAGTGAAAGAGTTGTGGGACACGTTTTTGGATGGAGTAGATTTTGAAGAATATGAAAGGGGAGAATATATAGATGACTGGGATATAGCTATTGGGATGATGGTTGCACATATGATGGGTTGGAGCTGGGATTTTGAGGAGGAAGAGGAGGAAGATTAGAAATGAATGAGAGGATAAGTAAGTTTTTGAATTTTATGGAATGGAGTAAGAGGGAGGGTAAAGACGGGATAAATTTACTACTGAAGGAAGATTATTATGAGATAGGGAAAATTGTTATGGATGAGATTATAAGGTGTGAAATTTTAAAGAGAAAATTTAAAATTGACAGGGAGGATATTATAAGATATTATAAAGACACGGACTGGGAAAGGGAATATTTGGGAGAAAGGTTTTATAATGAAATTAATGAGGAGATAGAGAAATGAGAAAAAGCAAAAAGATGGAAGAGGCTATGGAAGAGGTCATGGAAGAGGTCAAGGAAGAGGTCATGGAAGAGGTCAAGGAAGAGGCTATGGAAGAGGTCAAGGAAGAGGCTATGGAAGAGGTCAAGGAAGAGGCTATGGAAGAGGTCAAGGAAGAGGTCAAGGAAGAGGCTATGGAAGAGGTCAAGGGTATGAGCTTTGGCGATGTTATGGCTGCTTTGGCGGCCTTGAAGTTGAGCAATGAAGAGATAAAAGCTCTGCGAAACTTTGTAAAGGGCCTTAAGTTGGAACGAGGCGAAGAGGGGGGAAGGAAAGAGGAGCTAGTGGAGCTGCTCAGCTCTGTGGGCCGCTTAAATATTAAGGAAATCAGCGGGAAGATGGGAATTTCCGCTAAGAATGTTTCTTCTCTCCTTATGTACCTGAAGAAAGACGGTGTACGTATATGCACGGATTGCGAGGGAAGAAAGTTTATTGAAAAATAAGGAGTAAGGGTTTAGGGGAAAAATCGCGATTATGGGGGTAATCGCGATTTTTTGTTATTTTGAGAGTTAGAGGGGTGAAAGTTTGTTGGATGGTGTGAAAGAAAGTTCGATGAGTGAAAGTTTGTTTGATTGGGCCCGAGGTGAGGAAATTATAAAAAGTGATGAAGTGTTATGAAGATTATTGTAAAATGTTATTTTATTTTATTATGGAGGGCCTTTATTTTATTATGGAATGAGATTTATTTTATAATTTTAGCTTTTTTAGTTTTTATATTTGAGGGCAATGCCCGAAAATATAAAAATGATAAAAAAGTGATAAAATTATAAATTAAATCGAATGGAATAATAAATTAAAGGCCCGGAATAATAAATTAAAATAATATTTTATCAATAATCGAGTAACACGAGTCACTTTTTATAATGACGAGCCGAGGGCCCAATGATTATTTTAATTTATTATATAATATATTGATTTTAAAAGAGGGCCCCCGGGGTAAGGGATTTTTGGATAAACGTAGTTTTTGCGTCACCACCGTTAAATTTTTCAGCTTTTAGACTGATCATCGTAAAAATACAATAGTTTTTGCGTCACCACCGTTAAATTTTTCAGCTTTTAGACTGATTATCGTAAAAATACAATAATTTTTACATCACCACCGTTAAATTTTTCAGCTTTTAGACTGATTATTGTAAAAATACAATAATTTTTACATTTTTATGATAATTTTCACATTTTGACGATGAAATGCTTATCCTCTATAAATACAGAACTCTGAAATCCAATAATATGTGTCGCATTATAGATATTATTTGTCGCATTAACTTAAAAACTAAAACTTGGTAAAATACCAAGGCCCGGCTTATAAACTAATGCGATATAATCGTATTTAAACTAATTTCTGAATCCCGGTTTACAAAAGAAATGAACCTTTTTATAATATGAAATATGACGAATTCAGATATCGCGCTGGTGCGCCTCTACTATGAAACATACGGCCTGAGTGAAGAAGAAATCGCTCGGGACCTTAATATGTCGCTAGTAGTTGTTAAGTCCCTGGTAAGTGAGAAACAGTATGTTCCTGCAGTTCAAAAAGTGGACCAGGATAAGCGTGCCATTCTCATGGAAAGGGATATTGACAGGCAGCTGCTATTGGCGCCATTGTACGCGAGAACTGAAGTATGCCTACTGGGCAAGATTTATGACTGTGCACAGCGGATAGACGTCGAAGAGGACGGAGAACTAGCCACCAAAAAGCTGGCGGATTTGTCTAAGGCGTATTCTACGCTTAAAAGTTCTGCAGCGCAATGGAAAATGGATGACCTTGCGGGACAGCAAGGAGTGGCTATCCAGATTCTTAATTCGCTGTAGTAGGTCCATCCATGGTAAAGACGATAACCATACCGCATAACTTTAAGCCACGGCCCTACCAGAGGGGCTTGTACAACTGTCTTAATGACGGTTGTAAGAGGGCTATTGTGGTAATGCATCGTCGTGCCGGGAAAGACAAAGTCTGCATTAACATAATGGCCCGTGAGGCGTTTAAACGCCGTGGCTCATATTTCTATATCCTCCCATATTTTACGCAGGCGCGAAGAATTGTGTGGGAGGGCCTGGACAAAGACGGATTTCGTAATATTGACCACTTTCCAAGAGAGCTGATAGCCCGCCGTGATAATCAGCAAATGACACTGGAACTAGTCAATGGGTCTTTTGTCCGATTTCTTGGTTCAGATAATATTGACTCTATCGTGGGTACTAACCCTGTTGGAGTTATTTTTTCAGAATTTTCTCTTCACAAAGTGGAAGCGTGGAACTACTTGCGCCCCATTTTGATAGAGAATGATGGATGGGCGCTCTTTAATGGCACGCCTCGCGGAAAGAACCACATGTACCGCCTGTGGCAAGCCGCGCAGCATGACCCTAAATGGTATACCGATATGGAAACCATAGAGGATACGGGGGTTATGACCGCGGAACAGGTCGAGGATGAAATCCGCAATGGTATGCCACGCGCCCTAGCAAGACAGGAGTTCTATTGTTCATTTGACGCGGCCATGACCGGCGCCTATTATGGCGAAGCGATGGAATGGGCCGACGCGGATGGACGTATAGGACAAGTGTCTTGGGACCCGAACCAACCAGTTCATACGGCCTGGGACCTGGGAGTGGATGATACGTTGGTGGTTATCTGCTTTCAGCAGCTGGGCAATGCCATTCATGTAATCGATTTGGTGCATGACAATGGCAAAGGACTGGAGTTTTACGTTAAGCAGCTCCGGGAGAGGCCGTATGCCTACGGCTATCATATCCTCCCACATGATGTGCGCGTGCGTGAACTTGGTTCGGGCTTGTCTCGGCTCCAGACACTGTATTCACTTGGTCTGCAGAACATTGTGATAGCAAATCGCATCGCAATTGAAGAAGGCATTCACACGGCTCGTTCACTCTTGGCGAGATGCCACTTTAATCAGGCCAGGTGCGAGCGTCTCATTGAAGCATTGAAACAGTATCGTGCTTCATGGGACGCCCAAAAAGAGGTATATGGTGCACCAATCCACGACTGGGCAAGCGACTTTGCGGACGCGTTTCGCATGCTCGCGGTGGCCCTTCGGGATAATCAGATAAGCAGTGCGGAGTCGAGACCTTTGCAAGCACTTGGGTCTAATTATGACCCAGTTAAAATCAATGACCGGGAGTACCGGCGTCGCGTGTACGGGGATAACGCGGAGCTCTCACAACCACTTCCGGTTGTTGAGTACAGTTCCTCGGCCTGGGGTGCGGTATGAGTGCCACATCAGGGGGTATCTTAACCTACTCCAGGCCGAAGAACGCTCACAATGAAGCGGAACGTCAACAGGTCAATATGGAAAAGACTATTGACGATTTTGATAACTCAATTGAAAACCAAGTCAGAAAGGCCCAGCGAGTAGGAACAACATTAATCGGGTATGACCGAAATGCTCCAACTCCAAAACGGCCTCCGACTACGAGGGCATAGCCATGGGTGGTGGTGGTGGATTCCTTGGTCTTGGTGGTAGCAAAAAGCCGGATACCAGTGCTTATGAACAGCAGCTGGCAGAACAGCGTGCTGCGACAGAAAAAGCAGAAAGAGAAGCGGCAGAACTGAAGGCCAGTCAGAATGCGGCAGAAGAACGGCGTAAAGCCGGTCGTGGCTCCCTTTTGGCCACTGGCACCCAGGGCGACGAAACAACTACGGCCGTAAAGCGTAAAACCCTCCTGGGTGGTTAATATGAGCCGTAATCATGTGTGGAATACCAACACTCGTTTTATCGACTCTTCTGGCGTAAGGAGAGAGATGTCTTCGAGTGATTACAATGCTCAAAAAGCCACCCTTGGAGAGCATTCAGTAGTCGGTGTGTATAACACAGACACTGGTATAACCAAGTGGGAAAATATGGGGTCTGTATTGTGGTCACTTGCCAAAGATCCTACGGCCAAAGCTGAATCCCAGACTACCTCTTCTTCCCTTGATCAGCGTCGCAAAGATCAATATCAGCAGTTGCGGCCCACTGGTGAAGGCGATATGACCAAGCAGACCGTAAAGCGTAAAACGCTTTTGGGTGAGTAATATGGAAGTTCCTGCGCGCGTACGAGTATGGCGAAGCAAATTCGCTCAGATGGAGGCGGACAGAAGCGTATTCAATTCCCATTGGGATGAGATTGCGCGAGTGGTTGCGCCTGACTCCGCGCGCTTTACTTCTGATTACAATACCGAAGGAGAAAAGCGTAGAGGTGAGTTGTATGACTCAATAGGCCAAGCGTGCAATGAGCGACTGGCCGCAGGGTTTTATAGCCTGCTTACAAGCCCGACACAGAAGTGGTTTGAGCTCAATACAAACAATCCCGAAGTAGATAACGACTATGACGTGCAGCTGTGGCTTCATGAAGTTAGCTCTCGCATGTTTATCGAAATGGGAAGGCCGCAGTGCGGGTTTATCACTGCTATTCAAGAAGTTTATCACTCTCTTGGTGCCTTTGGTAACGGTATCATATTTGTGACAGAAAGCCCGAATCTGTCTTTGCTTCAGTTCAATTCTTTGCCGTTGCAAGAGTGCTACTTTGGGGAATCTTCTGGTAATAAGGTAGATACTTTGTTCCGGAAGTACAAGCGTACAGCGGCTCAACTTGTCCATACATTTGGGCTTGAGCGATTGTCTGAACGGACACAAAAGCTGTATGAATCAAACAATATTTCTGAAAAGATTGATATTCTGCATGTCATTGAGCCTGTGCAAGCGATAAATGGCAAGCCGTTTAGAACGGCTTATATTGAACTGCAGAATAATCACATTATCTCTGAAGGCTCATATGATGAATGCCCCTTTGCTATAGGGCGTTTTTATAAAACATCGTATGAGACCTACGGGAGAGGTCCAGGATCTACAGCACTGGCAGACCTTAATGTTTTGCAGCAGATAGACAAAACAGTACTGCAGGGCGCACAAAAAATGGTTGACCCGCCGCTTATGGTTCCAGATCAGGGATTTATTGGTGCTATTCGAGTGGCCCCTGGAGCTATTTCATACTTTCGTCAAGGTCTCAGTGCTGAAGACAGAATTGTGCCTTTGCAGACGGGTGGAGTGCCGCAACTGGGTGAAGATCTTGCCCAAGGGCGTCGTAATCGTATTCGAGAAATGTTTTACGTAGATCAACTCCAGATGTCCGAAGGGCCTCAAATGACGGCCACCGAAGTCCTCCAGCGGGCGGAGGATCGGATGCGGCTACTGGGCCCAGTGGTTGGGCGTGCACAGGCCGAATTACTGGGCCCCCTCCTGGAGCGGGTATTCGGGCTTATGTTACGTGCCGGACGTTTGCCCGAACCCCCTCAAATTTTGTTACAGCCAGATGTGAAACTCCGTATTACATATCAATCGCTCATGTTTAAGGCGCAAGAGCAGACGGAGGCAAATGGGCTGTTGCGTGTCGCTCAACTTATTTCGCCTTTTATGGCCGCGGACCCGACAGTCATGGATGTGTTTAACACTGAAATGATTGCAAGACGACTCGGTCAAGTGTATTCTCTCAATCCTCAGTTCTTCCGCTCGCAAAGAGAAGTATCTGAGATGCGGCAGCAAAGGCAAGAGCAGCAGGCAATGCAGGCACAGCTGGAAATGGCTGCACAGGGTGGCGCGGCGCTTAAAGATACTGCTCAGGGCATGGCTACTTTGGGGCAGATGCAATGAGAGATTTAAAAGACCTCATGGATTGCTATGGACATGTCTTCAGTACTCCTGAAGGTGAAATTGTCCTGCAAGATATTTTGGACCATGCTTATATAAGTAGGTCTACTGTTGAAGAGGCCTCTGACTCCCAATCATTGGTGATGTTCAGAGAAGGTGCAAGAAACCTGGCTCTGTATATTTTGCTTAGAGCCAACAAAAAGCTTGGAGTGGCAGATGGACAACCCTACTGATGGGGCCCAGTTGAATGAACAACAGGACCAGGAAGTTCAAAGCCAAAAGTTTGAAGGCCCTGAGTGGCTTGCAAGCATGCCGGATGACCTCAAGGCATCCAAAACGCTTAGCAAGTTCAAGGACGTAGAAAACTTGGCCCGTGGGTATGAAAATGCCCAAAAACTTATCGGTCGTGATCGGATTACCATCCCCAAGACCGATGAAGAATTTCAAGAAGCGTATGCCAAGCTTGGATGTCCGGATGACCCCAAGAAGTATGCCTTCAAGTACGACGACTCAAAGTTGTCTGATGCCCATAAAGGCGCCCTCGCCAAAGACGTGGAAATGTTCCGCGGATGGGCAAAGGCGGCAGGCCTGAATAATGCTCAGGCCAATATGGTTATTAACAAATATGCCGAGCAGGCGGGCATTTATGCAGCGGAAGATCTTGCAAAATGTACGGCTGAAACTCAGGCATGTGAAAGTGCTCTTCGCTCTGAATGGGGCGAAGCGTATGATCTTAAAATCACCATTGCTAATCGTGTTTTGTCTCGCTATGGCGATCAGAATATGATTCAGGCAATTGTTGATTCCGGCCTTGGGCGCAACCCAGGTTTTGTTCGTATGATCTCCAAACTTGGAGAGATGACTCAAGAAGACGTCGGTATTGATAAGACTGGCGGATCGCAAGTTATGACTCCGGAGGCTATCCGAGAGCAGATTGCAGAAGTTCAGAGTCATCCGGCCTACCTGGACGCCTCGCATCCGGAGCATAAAATGGTTGTGGACCGCGCTCAGAAACTGTTTGAGCGCCTTGTGGCCCGGTAACGGATAACCCACATTTTTCTCAAAAACATCGAGGTTATCATGTCCTTCGAAATTACCGAAGCCATGGTGCAGCAGTACAGCAGCAATATCACGCTGCTGCTTCAGCAGAAACAGAGCAGGCTGCGCCGTGCAGTTCGCGTGGAATCCATCCACGCGGAGTTCCAGTACTATGACCAGATCGGTCCTGTTGAAGCCCAGCCCAAGGGCGGGCGTCACAGTGACACCCCTCTCATGAACACCCCTCATATGCGTCGGCGCGTGTCCTCTTCGCCCTATAACTGGGCCGACCTGGTGGACAATACCGATAAGCTGCGCATGCTTGCGGACCCAACGGGTCCGTATACCATGAATGCCGTAATGGCCTTCAACCGAGCGGTTGATCAGATTATCATTGACGCGTTCTTTGACGACGCGTGGACCGGCAAAGAAGGCAAGACTCGCGTGGCATTTCCCACCAGTCAGGTCATTCCTGCGGGCGGCACCGGCCTCACCATCGATAAGCTGATCGCTACGAAAAAGCGCTTTTGGCAGAATGAAGCGCTCGGCGAAATGGATGAAGTGCCCCTGTATATGGCGGTGACCAGCAACCAGCTGGAAAATCTGCTGAAGACAACACAGGTCACCAATGCGGATTACAATACCGTTAAGGCCCTGGTTCGCGGAGATGTGAATTCCTTTATGGGCTTTGAGTTCATCCGAACGGAACGCCTGGCTTGGAACAACAATATCCGCGACTGTGTGGCCTGGGTGAAAGACGGTATGCTTCTTGCAGTGGCAGAAGACATCACTGTCAAGGGTGGCCCTCGGCCTGACAAAAACTACTCCCAGCAGATCTATGTCGAAATGGACATGGGAGCGACGCGCATGGATGAGAAGAAGGTTGTCAAAGTCCAGTGCGCAGAAAACGTTTAAGGAGGGTGACATGCAGTACTCCACTCTTGCGGCCCTTCAGGTCGCCAACAAAGCCTATCGTCCGGAGACCACAGAACTCCATGGCCGTGTTCGGGTTGCGGTAATTGACACCGTGCTCGAAAAAGCCGACAAAGAAATTCTGCTCGCCAAATTTCCGGCGGGCCGTATTCGTATTCTGTCTCTGTCCACCGTGGGCTCCTCGGCCGGAGGGGCTACCACGTTGAAAGTGGGCCACAATGGCTACAAGGACGAAGTGTACAATGAAGTGGCCAAGGACGATGACGCATTTCTGGCGGCCACGGAATTGACAGAAGTCCAGAAAGGTACCTGCTTTATCGCGCCCGGCCTGTCCGGTATGCTCATTACCTCTGTGGATGGCTTTGACGTCATCGCCACGGCCTCGGCCAACCTTGCCGCGGGCGATGGCTTGACCGGAGCCATCTATTATGTGGTAGACTAAGAGGTGCACTATGGCAACAGTGACTGATATATGCAACCAAGCGTTGATTCTTATAGGACAAGAGCCTATTCTTGTGGCAGACGATTCCTCTAAGCAGTCGCGCTTGTGTAAGCGGCTTTATGAGCCCACTCTTGAAGTCCTGTTGCGTGAGTACCCTTGGACGTTTGCCATTAAAAGGGTTATCCTTTCCCCGGAGTACGAAACTCCGGGGTTTGGATACTCTCATAAGTTTGTGCTGCCCATAGACTGTATGCGTATTGTTTCTACTGGGCTTGATGATACCCAATTTGTGGTTGAAGGCGGATGTATACTGTGTGACGAGGAGGTCATTTATTTACGATATGTCGGAAAGCCTGTAAGTACTACTGCATATGATAGTCAGTTTGTGGAGGTGTTGGCGTACCGCCTGGCTAAGGTAATGTGTCAATCAATAACAGCTGATAAAGAAATGCTCAGTATGCTTAACAGCTTGGAGAATAAAGCTCTTGTTCGGGCTATGAATACACAGGCAATTGAAACGGCTCCTCAGCAAGTGCAAGAGGGCCCATGGCTTAAAGTAAGGTATTAAAATGCCTAGATTAACACCAGTACAAACGTCATTTACAGCAGGGGAAATAAGTCCTCGTCTGCAGGCACGTTTTGATTTGGATGCGTATTATAATGGCGCAGCCAAACTGGTGAATTTTGTCTGTTTACCTCATGGCCCGATTATTAAGCGTCAGGGTACTACTTTTATCGCAGAAGCGGGTAGTAAAGACCCACGTTTAATACCATTTAAATTCAGTGTAACCCAGTCAATGGTGCTGGAATTTGGTGAGCATTATATCCGTTTTTATTTTAAGGGCGGACAGCTTACTAATCCAGATGGTACTCCATATCAGATTACTTCACCGTATTCTGAGGCTCAGGCAAAAGAGATTGACTTTGCGCAGAGTGGAGATACAATATTTATTGTTCATCCTCGTATTGCCCCGCAAAAGCTTGTTCGATATGGAAATACCAATTGGACTATAACACCAGAAACTTTTGTTGCACAACCTGAAAACTGGACAGGCAATAACTGGCCTTCACATGTTGTTTTTCATGAACAGCGTTTATACTATGCGAATACCCCAAATCGCCCACAGACGATTTGGGCCACTCGTATTGGGCTGTTTAATGATTTTACGATGAAAAGTGACAGTGATGATGTCCTTGATGATCATGCCATTGAGTATACCATTTCATCAGATGAGGTTAATGGTATACAATGGATGAAGGCTGTCAATACTTTGGCTTGTGGAACTTCTGGAGCTGAGTACAGTATTCATGCAAATTATAGAACTGACAGCATAACTCCAAAAAATATACGAGTATCTCGCCAAACATCTTATGGGTCTCTTCCTGTGCGAGTGCAACAAATAGGCAGTGGTCTTGCATTTGTACAGCGTGGCGGAACTCGTGTAAGAATATTTGAATACGGGTATGTAGAAGACCAGTATACGTCTGTAGACGTGACGATGATGAGTGAGCACATTCTGTCTAGCGGAGTTAAAGAAATGGACCTGCAGACAGTACAAGACCCATATATTTGGTGTGTGCTTAATGACGGCTCTCTTGTGGGGCTGTCATATGAGAAGTCACAAAAGGTCCAGGCGTGGCACAGGCATATATTTCCCAATGGCCGAGCTTCATCTATATGTATTATTCCTGGCGATGTTTCTGATGAAGTTTGGCTAGTTATGAAGAGAACTATTAATGGGGTTGAAAAAACCTATATTGAAAGTTTTCTTGACGCTTTTTCTGAGATATCCCGCCCGCAAGATGGATATTTCATGGATAGCCATTTATATTATGAGGGAGACTTGGCTATAGACCAGATCGGTGGCCTTGACCACCTTGAAGGTCAAGAAGTGGCAGTGTTAGTAGACGGATGGGTACACCCAAAAAGAACGGTGATTCGTGGCTCTATAACGTTGCAGACTTTTGGAAACAAAATTGTTGTTGGTATACCCTTTGAAGCGCAATTCGAAAGTTGTCAAATTCAGTCATCTGACTCTGTTATTATGGGCCATCGTAAAAGGGTATATAGCGCAAAAATTTCTATGCTCCAATCTCTTGGTATGAAGGTAGGAGTAAAAGGATATCCTGAACAAGAAGTGTTCATGGGCCCGACAAAGGTAATGAACAAAGCCCAGGACCTTTATACCGGCACTATATCGGTTAAAGTTCCAGCAAGCAGTGAGGATGACACCCAGGTATATGTGCATCATGATATGCCGTTACCTTGTGAAGTTCGAGCTATAAAGTACGACATAGAGGTGAACCAATGATAACTGTTCTTCAAGAACAGCCAGAGGTGTGTGTCGGTACACTCACTTATTTGTTCCACAGGCACGGTAAAGAGGTTATTGGAGAGGACTATAACCTGAACTTAATGCTTTTTACCGATGCTATACGAAATAGAGCATTACGTTTTTTCGTTGCTCGTGATGAAAAAGGTGAAGCTGTGGGGTACAGCTGCTATGCTCTATATACGGGCCCGATGAGAGCTCATGAACTCACTGCAGATTGTCATGCGATATACGTACTTCCAGAGTATAGGGGGCGTGTGTCGATAAAGCTGATTAAGACAGCAGAGCTGTGTTTGAAAAAAGAAGGGGTTAAGCGCATATATATGCATGCCCCTATTGAGCATCCTGAAATAGCGAATATGCTGTGTAAGGAAAAAATGGGCTTTTATAAGTCTGAGTACCTAATGGAAAAGGTGATATAATGGCTAGCGCAGCAACCCTTGGAATGATCGCTCTTGGAGCTTCCACTGCAGTTAGCGTAATTGGAAGTCTTTCTAAGGCGAGCGCTCAGCAAGCCCAATATGAATACCAGGCGGACATGGCTCGTAAACAGGGTGAGCTGGCTGAATTGAATGCCCGTAATGAAGCAGCAGCCCTGGAAATGGACGCACAGCGTCTTAGGTCTAAGCAAATTGCCCAGGGCGCTGCGGCTGGTGTAGATGTTACCAGCGGCTCTATTTTGGATGTGATTGCTGAGTCTGCAAAAAATGCAGAAACTGAGCGTCAAAATGTGCTTAGAGCAGGTCGTTTGAATAGAGAGGCATATAATGTTGAAGCAGCGGGTTATTCAAATGCTGCTAAAAGTGCGAAGCGTTCTGGATGGATTAGCGCTGGCACTTCTCTCTTGAGTGGGATTGCCGGTGGCATAGGAATAGCTGATAAAGCTGGCTGGTTTGACTCAGCGACCAAAACGGCAGCTTCTAGCGGTAAATCACTAGCCGCTATAGGCAACTTGGAAAAATACGGAGCAAGATAATGGCGGACACTCTGTCGTCATACTATGGTGGCAATGCCCGCCTCAATATGCGTGCGCCTGGAAGTGGTGGCATGAGTGCTCAGACGTCTTCCACTGTCAATTATCTTCGAGAACTTGACGGTTTTGCTAAGGCTGGTGGCGCACTAGCTAACGCATATGTTAATGCGATTGTTGAACGTGACATGCGAGATGCGGATACCCAGGTATCTAAGCTATTCCGTGAACGTCGTGTTCATATTTTGCAGACGGTTAAAGGCAAAGATGTAGATGGGCTACTTGATAAAGAGAATGCCTGGCAGCAAGAACAGTATCAAACTTTTCTTGAAAATTCCGGCCTTGAACAATTAGCGGTTCGGGAGATATGGAATAAGTATTCCAGGCAATATCTGGACAAGACAGGCTCGTATATGGTTGAGCAGCAAGCCTTGTATGATAAGCAGTCTCGATTGGCAGCGTCTGATGAACTGAATGACCGCATGGTTATGACAGACATTGGAGACGTAAATGCTCTTATTGAGGCTTTTAATCATAATGGGCAGCTGTTCGCTAATGACCCAATGCAGGCAGAGAAGCAAAATGACAAAGCTATAATGACTGCAGTAGGAGCATGGGCAAGACAGAATCCATATGCTACTATTCAGTGGTTTAATGCGAATAAAGAAGCTCTGAAAGAACAATTTGGAGCTAAGTATATAAATGTTTCTGATGCTATAGAGCGAGCAGAACGAAAGATTCAAGCAGAGGTAGCTCATGCAGAAACTCTTGCGTCTCGTGCGGATCGTCTACGCGCAAAAGAAGATAAAGCCTACTCGGACAGTGTATATAGTGACTTTCTTACTTTGCTTGCTCGTGATGAGGCTGATGCATCAGCTCTTTATGCCTTAACGGATGACCCCCGTGTTAGCCCGTCAACGAAACTTACGGCATATAATGCGTTCCGCGGCATGGAAAGAGCTGAGAAGACTGCATCTGATGCGAAAATTAAAGCGCAACAGGAGTCAGTGGAAAATGAACTTGGAGCGCGAGTGGTTGCGGAAGGTTGGGATAATACTGTTACTGATATTAATCGCCATATTGCAAATGGTGATTTACCTTATGCCGCTTTAGGCCGTTTGACAAATCTCCGAGAAGAAATGGCAAAAATACCGGTAGAGGCTAAACCCTTCATAACAAATGCTGAAACCTATGTGTCTGAAAAATATGTAGGTAAGCAAGATATGTTTAGCATGCCGGACCCTGCAAAGGTTGAACAGAAGAACAGAATGATAAGTGCAATTCGTCGTAGGGCATATGAAAGCCCAAGCACGGTTGCTGTTGACTTTGACATAAATAATCCAGATAGCTGGATCAGTAAGCTTGTAAAAGCCAATCCCACTATTAAACCTGATTTTTCACGCGGTGGTAATCCATTTGAAGGTAGTCCTACAGCAGTGACAATTATTCGTCCTGGATTTGAACAAATTGATTCTTCAACTCCTACGGGCAACCAAGTTCTTGATAGGCTACGGGCCCGGGGTATAAAGCCAAGGAGCTAACGTGCTTTATAATAAGGATGTTCAAGAAGCTCTTGCTGACGGATATTCATTAGATGATATCCGTCAGACGGCTATTGAAGAATATAATGAAGTCATTGCTTTAGGCTATGATGTTAAAGAGGCTCGAGCAGTTCTCAAGGACACTTATGGCCTCTCAGTTGGTACTACCAAAGAAGATTTGAATGATGCGCAATTTATTGCCGCATTAACTTTTTCTCCTAATGAAGAGATTAGCTCAGATTCAGTAACTTCGTTTAATGCGACAAAAACTGAGACTCAAAACAAAGGCCCTAAGCCAGTGCGTTCAATAGGGGAAGCCTTTAGCGCCGGCTGGCAGAACTCGGTAGCAGGCCTAGCCGCGCGAGGAGAAGCTCCAACACTTGGAATTGATAATGACTCATCTTTTCTTCAGAAAACTGCGGCTGGCATTGCGCAAGGCGTTGGAGATATTCCTTCTCTTGTTGCTGGGGGTTTACTCGGTGCTAGTGTTGGTGGTGCTGTCACTGCACCTACGGGACCTGGGGCTGCTGTAGGCGCTATTGTTGGTGGAGGAGCAGGCGCTGGATTCACAACGGAGTATCTGCGTAAAGCTCTTATAGACTCGTATACTAAAGGCCAGTGTGCGAACTGGTCAGAGTATATCTCTCGAGTTAAAGACGCAATGATTGCCGGTGGTAAAGGGGCAGTAGTTGGGACTATTGCAGGCGGCTCGGGCCACGTTGTAGCCCCACTGGCGAGGCAGGTGGCAGGGAGAGTTGTAGCCCCTGGCCTTGTGAAGCCTGTAGCGACTGCTGCAACTGTAGCAGCTGAAGCTACAGCCCTGGAAACTACTCTAGCGTCTATGGAAGGCCGGGCGCCCACTCTTGAAGGTATTGCCCTAGCGGGTATTAACCTTGGGTCTTTTAAAGTAGCAGGCTCATACGGTCAGAATGCGAAAACCAAAATGGTTAATCGTATGAATGACCTTTATGTTAAAAAATTTGCTGATGAGTTTATTGCTACTGGGCGCACTCCTGAGGCTGTTCGTCAGGCAACTCTTGTTGACCCTGGGGTCAAAGAGCGTGTAGCCGCAGTTAACCAGCGTATTACAGTGGCTGAAGACCTGAAGTACTATCGTGCCCATACTGTTCTTTCTGAAGCAGATCTTAAAGCTCGGGGTCTTGATACACCTGAGGCTCGGGCAAAGAAAATGACAGATGCGGAACTTGAAGGCCAGCCAACTCCAACAGTGCAAGAGTACGGTAGCCAATGGTTATACGCGTCAAAGCGTGCAGCAGAGACTGCCGCAGTTAAGCGGTTTGCTGGAGAAACAATTGGAACTCCTAGAGCCTTGACTGAAGAAGTCTGGGTTCCTAAAAATAGAGTATTTATCTCTCTCCGTGGCAACTCTGATGCTGTACAAGCTAAAGTAGCCCGTGAATATATGAAGACTGAAGCAGGACGAGCAGAACTTGAAGCTCGTGATCCTCAGTTTTTCCAAGATAACCCAGAGTGGTGGCAGAAGTTTGAAACTACTGCGGACGAGCGTATAGTTCCTACGGCTCGAGAACTGTTTGAAAACCCCTCACAAGAATTTGTGGACTTTTTGCAGAATCACAAGTGGTCAGGAGATTTGGCTCGCAAAATGTCGAGCAATCCAAGCCTATTTAAAAACTTTGTTGACGGTTCACAAATTCAATGGGTAGGTATTCTTAAGCAGGATACTACTGGAACTAGATATTTTCTGTTTGACAGTGAAAATATAAAACCTTCGGCCAAAAAAGTTACAGGTGAAACGCCTTATGATAAGGCTATGCGTGAATTTGAAGGTCGCGTATCTATAGGAGAAAAACTTCCTCGCAAGTGGGGAGAAATTGTAGATAATATTGTTTATCACACAGTAGACGCTATCTCTGCTCTTAATAAAGGCGCAGAGCGTGGAAAATATACCCAGGCATATATTGATGCTACTGTTTCAAGTGGCGCCACTGGTAGAGCTGAATATATGGCCTATCATAATATGATAAACTATGCCGGTGAAACAGTCGGCCCTGGTCTTAAGACAATTTTAAGTGAAGTCACAGCAAAAGGCGGAAATATGAAAGAATTTTCCGTATATCTTGCTGCTAAAAACTTCCGTGAATTTAATGAAAGGGGCATGAATACTGCTATTGACCCTGATGTTACAATGAGTATCTTGAAGGGTCCAAGAGCGGATATATACGAGCCTATTGCCCAAAAGATGGCTCAGTTTAATAAACAACTTATGGATTACCAGCTTGAAGCCGGTCTTATAAGTAAATCACGATACGGCCAGTTGCGGAGAGATTTTCGCGATAGTGTACCGCTTGATAAACTTATTGAAGCTTTTGAGCCGGAAATGCAGTCAGATGCATTGCAGTTACTCGACGTTCCGACTAAGGGTAAAGGTCGTGAAGCTCTTAAACAAGGAGAAGTGGAAAAGGCTTTTACCACTGAAGACCGGCTGTATTTAGATCCAATTGAATCGCAAATCCGTGCAGCTTTTTTAACCACTCGTCTTGCTGCTCGTAATGAGGCTCTTAAGACCTCTGCACAACTATATGGTGTACCGGTCGACCGCATGGATACAAGTCGCATGACTGCTATATCTTATATGGTTAATGGTAAAGTCCATAGGAGTGCTGTGCCGCATGAAATAAGTAAAGCTGCTCGAGCTCTTGACGGCGGTTCATATAGAATGTTTAATGCGGCACTTCGTGGTGCTTCTTCAGTGTCTCAATGGTTTAAAGTAGGTACAACTTCAACGCCTGCTTTTGCTCTTAAAAATACTTTTCGTGACCAGTTAATTAACTGGTTGCAAGTACCGCGGAATGTGGATTTCGTACCATTTGCGGACGCTTTCCGCGGCTTGGGAGAAATCATTAAAACAAAGGCTAGAGGTAAAGATTCAGCATTTACTGAATGGATGAAAGACGGTGGCTCTCAATCAGCCCTGGTAGCGGCTAACCGTGATTATTCACAGAGAGTTATTCAGGATATACAAAGAACTCCTGTTATCAATTTGGTAAAGGAGCCCACAAAGCATTTTAGGGAAATTATTTCTCTATTAAGTCCTGTGTCTGTTGTACGCCATGGCTATAGAGGACTTGAGGCCATTTCTTCATATACGGATGTCATGACGCGGGTGGGCACGTATATGAAGGCAAAAGAAGCAGGGTATTCCGGAAAAGAAGCAGCTTTTATCTCGCGCATGGGAACTGTAGATTTTGCACGGTCTGGTGCGACTATTAAGTCAGTCAATCAGATTGTAGCTTTTTTGAATGCTCGTATTCAGGGGCAAGCGCGCTTGATTGAAGCAGTTAAAGCGGACCCTGTAAATGTTTTTTCACGTATTCTTCGTGGAGTAGTTATTCCTTCAGCTATGCTCGCCCTGGTCAAAAACGATATCATTCAGAATAACCAAAATCCTGATGATCCGTTGTTTGACATGGCGGAAACTCTTCGACAGATTCCGACTTGGGATGCGACAACAAACTGGCATATACCAGTGCCTGCCCTTAATACTGTGTTAAGAATTGCTAAGCCTCAAGAGCTCGCAATAACTGCAGCATTACCGGCAGAGTCATTTGTCAATTATATGTTTAAAAAAGGTGGTCTTGATGAAGTTGACTACTGGAAACAGTTGACAGATGATGGTTTTCTTGGCGGTTTTTATGACCTCATGGTGCCAAATGTAATCCCAACGCCATTGGTAGGCCCTATAGAAATCATTTCAAACTATTCATTTTTTACTGGTAATAACCTTATACCAGCGCATCTTGAAAGCTCAGTGCCTGCACTGCAATATCGCCCTGGGACCACAACAACTGCGCAGTTTATTTCTGAGCAGTTAATGAAAATTGATCCTACAATAGGATCTGGTACTTTAGCACGATTTGCATCCCCAGTGGGCATAGATCATATTGTTAAGTCCTGGACTGGCTCAATGGGCCAAGGATTAATGCAAATTATGGATATGGCTATAGACGCTTCTGGCGGTTATGACGCTCCTGTTAAGCCTGCTAAGCGTTTAGAAGATCTGCCTTTCTTTAGCACCTTTATGGTTAAATATCCAAGCCTTGGGGCAAAGGATATAATGGAGTTTAACAAAGAGGCAAAAGAACTTCAACAGCGATATAATGCTATCAGAACTGGCATGAAGTCTATGAGCCCAAGAGATCAGCGTATTGCTCAAACCTTATTCACAAGTACTGCATTTGCAAATTTGCAGCCTATGACTCAAGCCATGGGACAAATGAGTCGAGCCGCGCAAATGATTCAGATGGCAAACACAGACCCTGAATCTAAGCGTGAGCAGATAGAAAACATTTATATCCAAATGGCACGAGTCAGCAGTCAAGGTCGTAAGCTTATAAAGCAGATAAAAAGGGAGATGGACAATGCTCGTCGAAACATCGACATACAAGAATGACTATATAGCAAACGGTTCTACAACGACGTTTGCTATTAGGTTTCCATTCTTGGATAATACTCATGTTGAAGTTTATACCAGGTTCGCAGATAAAGAAACTCGTCTTGAACCAACTCAGTATACCATATCAGGCGCCGGAAATGAGGCCGGTGGGTCTGTTACGTTAAACAGTGCGCCAACCAATGGAACACGTGTAACAATTCTTCGCAACGTACCACTCACCCAGTTGTATGCGTATGAAGAGCTGGATAATTTTCCGGCTAAGTCACATGAAGACGCCCTGGCCAAGCTAACTATGATCACTCAACAGTTGCAAGAGCAACTGGAACGGTCTGTAGTCCTTACGCCCACGGACCCCCGTGATCCTATTGAATTGATGAAGCAAATTCTTGCCACGGGTGAGTATGCAGAAGCTCAAGCCGACTTAGCTTGCCAATGCGCTGATGAGGCGTGTGCTCAAGCGGGCAGAGCGGAAAAAGAAGCAGATCGCGCAAGAGATGAGGCGGACCGTGCGAGAGACGAGGCAGATAGATCACGGGATGAAGCGGATCGGGCTACCCAAATAGCCAAGCTTTCTTTTGCTACCTCAAACTATGAAGCGGCCTGGGAACTCAAAACAAATTTGCCAGTCGATTCGGTTATCGATTTGCCGTTTCCATATTTTACTGGCCGCAATATGCTACAGATGTCCTATGACGGCCTTAAGATGGTTCGAGGGCAACAGTATATTGAGGTGCCAGGCACTGGAGCTGATCCTGAGGCATCCACACAGGTTCAGATAAAAATGCCACTTGAAAAAGGCATGATTGTCCACTTTTGGGCAATAGCGTCTAACCAGGCGCGAGGTGCCGAAGAGGCTGCAGAACGAGCTGAAGCTGCTCGTGATGAAGCTATTGAAAATGCAAATCGCGCATATGAAGAGGCAGAGCGTACAATTGAAGAAGGCCTTAAGGCTATTGAAAATATACGTGATGCTTTGCGTAGGGCTCAAGAGGCTCTTATCAGCCAAAAAAATGAGAACCTCGCGGAACAAAACGCAAATAAAGATAAATCTCTTATTGAGATTGATAATGCGCGGTTGGACGCCCTGGATGATATTGAAAAAGAGCTTGTTGATGCTCTTGCCAAGCAAAAGGATGAAACAGTTCGCGCATGGAAAGAAGCTGAACGGGCCTGTGAGTGTGCTACAAATTCATGCGAATGTGCTGATGTCGCATTTGATCATTTGAAGCATACTCAAGACGCAGCTTCTGATGCTCAGGACGCTGCAGATAGGGCGGATGATGCAGCAATAGATGCTGGTAGATATAGGCAGGATATTCTCGATTTGCTTAAGGGCCTGCAAGTGGACACTTGTACCAGGTCGCTTATATCTATTACATCTTTTGGGTCCCTTGGGTCTGCACCGAATGGGTTTATTGTTATAAATCCGTTTACTGGTATCGGTGGAGATGACACAGGCGTATTTTTCTCAAGAGGTATTACTCCCATTCTTGGAGAAGACGAAATACCAATACTGGATGGTTTTTATGTCTTTACGCCGAAGTTCCCCGAATGTTCAAATACTCCACCTATTGACCCGGATGACCCAGATAAGCCGGTAGATCCTGATAACCCGGAAGACCCTGATAAGCCCATAACACCCCCATACGATAACCTCGAAAACTGGACGCTTCCTTGTGGGGCGCGTAAACTAATCGTATAACCTTTTAAAGGAGACGAGTCATGCCTATATCCTATACGGACATCAAAACTCCGCTTTTTCAGCGAATTGGTGAAAACGTATACCGACTGCTTCTTGAAACCACTACCGACCAGGTCAAACTGGCCGATGCCTCAAACCTGCAGCAAGAACTTGATAAGCTGTGGGCCGCCTTGGATGAAAACACCAGCACTTATATCGCCGCGGATATCACGGCCCGTGATGCTCTGAAAGACACTGAAGAGCTTAAGGCTGGCGATAAGTGCTGGGTTATTGACGCGAGTGCGGATGACACAGTTACCAAGGGCGCGGCCCTGTATATTGTGGAATCCATATCAGGTGATCCAGCCACGCCCACATGGAAAAAGATTTCTGAAGCAGAAAGCCTTGACACCATTATCAAATGGGCCGACATTCAGAACAAACCGACGTCCGCGGTAGCGGATATTGACGATGCCGTGACCAAGAGGCACGAGCATACCAATAAAGCCGTTATTGATGAACTGACGGAAGGCACAACTGATGACGGCGCGGAACTTATAGGCAAGCTCCTGTACAAGGGTAAGCCGATCAGTGACGGGTCCAAATGGGTGGCTTATGGGGCTACCATTGACAGTATGCCTTCTGATCTGGCCGATGGCGGGTTGTTTGTAATCACCGGCGGAGCCGGCGCGTAACGGGGGGGGTGTTATGGCTACTTCTATTTTATACCAAAAGCGTGGCGACGAAAAAATTCCTCTTAACTTCCCTGCGGAAACAATATCTCTTACTTCTGACCAGTTTGAGGCAACTGATGTTAAAGCGGGCCTTGAGAACCTGGATACTCGGTTGTCCGAGTTGCAAGAAGCGAATGCAGGCGATTGGGAGCACTATATATGGGAAGACTTTACCACTGAAACTTTCTCCCATCTGTTTGAAAATGACGCGGGAGATATTTATTCGAACCTGGTAGAGTTCGGTGCCCCCAATAGAACTCTTAACGGTAACTCTCATAAAACTTGGGAGTTGTTTACCAATGGCATTCGTGTCTTGAAAGACGGCCAGTTTAGCGTCTATTTCATGATTAACTATGATGGCGTTAAAGGCATGGTCGATGAAAAGACCACGGGTTGCTGGTTGAATGTTCTTGACGAGGCAGACCTCACTGCGGGTGGTTCTACCGCTGTAACTGCCTTATATAACAGCTCACTCTCTTTTAACAGTGTTATGGTTAAAAACCAGAATTATACGGGTGAGCCGTATCGTACAATTCTGGTGTCCTGCACTGTAAATGTCAAAGCTGGACAAGTTATTATCCCTCGGGTTTGGTTGCAGCCAGAATTGACAATTGCAATCGTTTCCCTTGATATGCTTATTTGTCGTATACTTGACCCCATAATAAAGGCAGGGCCTATAAATTATGTTGTATTGACTCCAGAATCTACAACATGGGTCGACCTGGAAAATACAACAGCAATAGCAGATGCAGCCCTTCCCAACCCCGCCCGGTGCGGCAAGGAATACGAGTTGACCAGCCCTTACGGAAACAAACTCGTCCTGTGCGATATACTCATCAAGGAGGCAGGACGGTGGGTTTACCAAGTCCCCCAGACCTACAATGCACAGGGAGGAACAGTGGGCGTAACTGCTTTCGGCCCCGGAGACGGGAAGATACATGTCTGTGTCGCCCTAAACTATATGCATTTCTCGTCAGCAGAGGGTAAAGGCTCTCGTGCGCCAAATGTATCTGTAAGTTCCAACAACAGCGGTGCTGAAATAGTTGTTCTTTGTCATCCGGCCTAGGGGGTATTATCCATGGAAAAAGTTTTCATTCATGATGGCAGAGTTGCCATTTATTGCAATTCAGAAATGATGGAACAGCTTCTTCGGGAACGTGGAGATCGAGAACTGTCTTCAGAAGAATGCGTAGAGTACGGCATAGCTGGCCTTGAAAAATACGTAACTCCACAGAATACAGTCGTCAACGAAGACGGCAGTATTACCTTTACGGCTCCAACCCAGGACGAGATACTTAAGCCTATTCGTGAAGATAAGCTTAAATATTTCGATATTGTTATGAAAGAAACTGATAATGAACTTATTCGGTCTCTTTCTGACATTGTATATGCCACTCTTATACCTGCGCAAGAAAGCGCACTTTCAGAGGATGAGCTTGCAGAAAGCAAGTCCATTTTTGAAAACTTGTGTGCGGTACAAAAACAAAACAGAATTTTGCGTAAGCAAGTCCTTGAAGCACAATCTTCTCAAGAAATACAAGCATGCATGCCAGTTTTGCCTGATGTAGAAACATACGTCAGCAAAACAAAAAGCGCTTCAGCAAAGTATGAGGTGAAGTAATGGCATATGATAAACCAGGATGGGCTAAGCGGATTGAAGCCCTGGAAAGGGTTCGCGATAATATGAAGGCCAATGTCCTTTCCACTCAGTATTTGCATAATACAAGGCATTATACTGGTGGTGATGACCCGCTTACCCCTGCAAATATTGGTGCGGCGAATAAAAAACATAGCCACATTATGTCTGATATAACAGACTTAAACAGCATATCAATATCTCCGGGCAATATAGACCTTGATGCACTGGTAGACGCTTTAAAGCCTTTAATGGGCTCCGGAGGCGTAATTGCTCTTCAAGGTTTTAATGTTGTAAATACTGCAAGCAGTAATACATATACAGAATATGTAGATAAGGTTTATTGTCCGGTTAATGGCCGAATAATACAAGTATCATTTATCCAGCATGTTTCAGCAGGTGCAGCAAATAAAATTAACTTTTATAATAACAGCGCTCTTATAGCAAACTGGTCAATATCAATTCCAAAGCATATACCAGAACAAGCCTACCAAAACGTCAATAGTAATGTTTCTATTGGAAGTATATTATCAGTTGAATATATATTATCTCGGTATGGCGGCGGCAGCGATAACTATACTCAAGGACAATGCAACTGGTGTATTCTCATAGAAAAAACTGGTTAATTACATAAGTTCCTGATTTACTTAACTTATTTTCTTGTTTACATTTCTTGGGAAATGTGTTAAAAAAAAAAAAAGGATTTATTAACCTTTAACCCATCGGCAAAGGAGTGTCATTATGACAAACGACCTTGAGCACCTTGGTCGGCAAGTGGACAAACTCAGTGACGCCATTGAGGAAAACACCGACGAGAAAGGAGAAAACAATATGAACGACATCGCGGGACTGCTCGCCCTTATGCAGGGCAACAAAGGAATGGATCTTCCCGGCCTGCTGGCCCTCTGCAAGGAAAAAGGCTATGACCGTGGATGGGGCGGCAAAGGCATGTTCCTTTTCGTTTTTCTGATTCTGTTCCTGTTTGCCGGCAATGGCTGGAATGGACTGAATCGCAACCAGCAGCAGGACTTTGCCGCGATGGCCGGAAACAACTGTCAGTCCATTATCGATCTGCATGACCGCATCTCCGCAGCCCAGGCCGTCAGCACCAACGGATTCACGCAGCTGCAGACCTGGCTGTGCGAATCCATTGCCAACGTTACCAATTCCATTCGCAACCAGGGTGACCGGGCCGTCGATGCCACGCGCAATGTGGGTGATACCGTACGAGACTGTTGCTGCAAGCTCGAAGCCTCCCTTGCCTCGCTTAACTGCAAGGTTGACGGCGTGAGCCGAGACATTCGCGAATCCTCGGGCCTCATCAATGCCAAAATCGAACTGGAAGCCCTGAAGCAGGAAAACGCCCGTGCGGCCATGGAATGCCGTATTCTCCAGAGCCAGAAGGACTGCTGCTGTGAAATGAATCAGCGGTTCGATCGCCTGGAATGCACCATCAACACCAATCGCCTCGCCGACGAAAACGCCCGCCTGACCCGTGAAAACGAAGCCCTGAAAGACACCATCCGCGGCGACCGTATCGCCGATGCCGCCGTCCAGCGCCTTGAAAACTTCGCCATTCAGCACTACAAAGTCACCAACGTTCCCTCCGGCGCGCCCGCGTAACACACTATCAGGCCCCCATGCTTACTATAAGCATAGAGGCCTAGTCTTCAGGAGAAGAATATGATTATCAAAATTGACGGCGATGTGGTTGATGTCATTAAAGAACACGTGTCCATGGAAGACAAGCCTGAAGTGTGCAAGGCTCTCGACCGCGTCAAAGATGAACTGAAAGGCATGCTTGAATACAAGCACCTGGATGAAGCCTATGTCAAAAAGCATGGCAGTCACCACTATGCCACCGCGTCATTCCAGGAAAGCATGCATATGTTTCTTGCCCTGGATGACTTCTTTACCGCGCTGATTCCGCTGCTTACGGCAGAAGAAAAAGCGGAATGGTCCAAGTTCCGGGCCTCTTTGCCTGAGTAGGGGGCTATATGAAAATTAAAAAGCTGAAGGAGCTCATCGAGGATGAGTCCGCGCAGTTTATCAAGTGGCCCTGGACTTACTTTACTCCGGAGGAAATCGCGTGCAAACATTGCGGTGAAATCTGGAAAGATGAGTATGACGAGGAGCATCTGAATCCGACGCCACGACTTCCCAAGTGGTTCATATACAGCATGTGCTGTTTGCAGGATCTCCGCGTGGCCTATGGCAAAGCCATGACCATTAACTCGGGCCATCGTTGCGAAGAGCA